GGCGGTTTTGGATTCGGCAACCCAGAAAACTGGGATATGCCTGAGTCTCTTCAAGCGTCTGATTTCAACCCTTATAGGGTTGGTTTCCAAAATCTTGGAAAACAGACTTTCTGGTATGCAGCCTATCGTTATTACAATAAGGGTGCATCCCGTGCCCGCTCGGTCTCTATATTAGAGGGAGGGGGTAAAGCACGCATTGTGACATTGTCGCAATGGGATGACATGGTCGTCCAGCAAGTTGCCGGACACTTTATCCAAGATCTTCTCAAACGTGATGCTCGTTTGAGACCCATCTTCACAAGATCAGATCAGGCATGGGCAATGTTGCCAACCCTGAAGACCTTTGAGGGTGGTGCCCGCTATCGCAGGCAAGAATCTGGAAGATTTACATTCCGTCGGAAATCCCGAAAGAATGATGAAATTGATCAGGACTTCTGGAATTTCAGAAGACCTGGACATGAGGGATCAATCGATCCAACTAAGTCGTGGGAAGGGAAATATTCCTTTCTAGAAGACTTATATCCCGTGGGTGAAGACACCTCACGAGGATGGTTGAACCAAGGGCATCTTGTTGAACTACAGAATCTGTGGATCAGTGAAGAACCCCGGTCCTACTATGGACATCACAAAATTTGTTGTGCCATAAACCTGAGCAGATACTGGTTTAACCAGTCTGTTGGGGAAAAGGTCCGTCACCTCGAGAATCTTGAGCGTGAGGGAAAACTTCCGAAGACATCACCGATTCGGGAATGTTTCGGTTGCATGAATGTCATGGTATCTGATTTTTCAAATGCTACTGACGCGATCGATCACAAGTTAGCTGAGAGAATTCTCAACAGCTTCCTTGGCGGGCTGAGATTGCCCAGCGACCACGAGGTTCGCATTGGGGTCGATTCGATCCTATCGACGAAATTCGTCAACATTTCAGATGACTACTTCTTTTCACAAAGAGGTGTCTTCATGGGGGAACCACTCGCGAAGAGTGTCCTAACGATACTGATGCAGTCGTTGGGAAGTGTTGCCCTCCATGCATCGCCTAAATTGGGTTTCAAGACTCAAAAAAGGCTCTTCCATGCACCGGGCGATGATTTCATCGCCGTGGGCGATCCAGAATTTCTGGACCACCTACTCAACCTATCGGTTGACATTGGCATGATACCTAACTCTGAGAA